AGATTGGGGCTCAGCAACATCGTGGTTGATGAGAAAGTGCGGGAGGGCGGTATAGCTTTGACGGGGGTGTACAACCAGCTTGACCCCGTAATTAGCCGACTGGCTACGTTGAATCCGCTGTGGACATTTGTTGTTGTCGCCTGTGGGGGTTACGGATTCGAGAAAGGTATGGCAACTGCGTTCGTAGTCAAGCTGGATGGTGAACCATTGGGCAAGATTAATACAGCGCACGTAGGCCAGCGCCGCTTGATATCTATCTCCAATGATCGTATTGGTAAGACTCGGCAGAGGTCAGACTCTTACCGTACCCAGAGCCCAGAGAAAGCCATCCTCACAGCGAAGAAGATGTTCGGCAGGATGAACTCCAGTGAGCGCGTTGAGAAGGCTACGAGTGATGCACAACGGGTAGTAAGCAACGCTGGGTATAGCAAAGAGCGTGAGCGCAACGGGCATAAACTTACCTTGAATTCCGCAATGTTGGCGTGGGTTCAGACCAAGGGCTACGACATGTTTTTAGAGTCCATCGAGAACGAAGCCGTACTCAAGGTCAAGCAAGAGGTTACTACTAGCATAGAAATGCTGACGATACTCAATGTAGAACTGCGAACTATCGAGCGTGTCCAAAAAGACTTTGATGATGAGAAGACATTACTTGTGGTCAAAGATTCTGGTAAGTACCTAGTCAAGGTAGGTGACGACATCCAACTGTACGACGATAATAGCCTCCCTTTGGATGTACGGATGAAGCTGGGTATGCTCAAGTTGGTGCAAGATGGAGAGTATCTTACCGACATAGGCTGCAAGGTGACAAGTGAGATATTCGTATTGCTGGCAGGTGACCTAACAAATGTTAGCGAAGGAGCATGAGATGGAAGAGATTAAATATAAATCAAAGGTTATGCCACTACGCAAGTGCACCGACCCCAAGTTCAAGTGGTATAGCCCTAGCAATACGGACATACGTAAAACATGGCGCAAGGCACGACTGCTTATCCGCATAACCAAGGGGGCTGCGTATGTCAGGAATTGAGAATTTGAAATTAGAAAAGCAACGCAAGGGCAGGGGGTTAGGTAAGAAAGCCGCCCTAGCTTGCACGAGCTTGCGTCTACCAGAGCATGTGATGAATTACTTCAACACAAATTTTGCGTATACAAAGCAAGCCAAGATGAGGGAAATTCTTACCGAGTATGTTAATAACCAAACCGGAGTAAAACTATGAGTATGTCAGAATCAATCCGTAAGTACGCTGCCAAACACCCCAACGCCAAGGCGGGTGCAATTGCTAAAGCATTAGGTATGCAGAGCAGCTATGTCTACAACGTATTGTGGAACGTGAAAAAGCGGAAGAGCGAAGAAGCCCCAACCGTCGAGGATACGGTGACCAATACAAGCGACAAGTTTATGGACGCGATGGTGTACGCGGCGGGTGCGGGTAGGCGAGTGCATCCCATAACGGGCAAGAGTTTGATGCAGGGAGCAACCCCATTGCCTATAACCATGCATGACCCGGTGAATCAGCCTGCCCATTACATCGTAGGTGGAATCGAGACGATTGACTTTATTGATGCGAAGAAGCTGAGCTACAACCTTGGCAACGTAGTGAAGTACATCACTCGTGCCGAGCACAAGGGCAACAAGCTGGAGGACTTGCGCAAGGCGCAGTGGTATCTGACACGCGAGATTAATTCAACCAAGTAACGCTAACAATTGTTAGGAGTTAGGGAAAATACTAGCCACCTTCGGGTGGCTTTTTTACGTCTGTACTATTGACAATGTAAAGAGATGGGGTACAATCAAGACTTGAAAACAACTGGAGTATCAGATGGCGACCACGCCTGAATCGAAAGTCAAGGCCAAGATTAAAGCAATCTTGAAAGCCCACAACATCTACTACGCTATGCCTATTGGTACTGGCTACGGTAATAGCGGTGTACCCGACTTCCTGTGCTGCGTAAACGGCAAGTTCTTGGCTATCGAAGCCAAGGCGGGGAAGGGTAAGACTACCGCGCTGCAAGAAAAGAATCTCAGACAAATCCACGAGTGCGGGGGCTACGCATGGGTCGTGAACGAGAACGAGCTTGACACTTTAGAAGCATCTATATTGGAGTTTATGAAATGATTGAGAAAGTACTTATACATCTATGCGCACCCGAAGTGCGCATGTTGATTACACGACTGCGTGAGCGACCAGAGGACTTTACCCACCATAGCGTATGGAGAAACCTAGTGACAGCCCGAGACGGCTTCACCCGGATTGAACGCAAGGTGCTGGCAAAAGAATGGGCTAAGGTTAAGAAGGGCGAAGAGCGCCGTGCGCGACTCGACAGCATTACCGCGCAAGTGCTTAACCCGATGACAGGCTCCGAGGACTACACGTATGGCAACGCCCCCAACGGCAGCATCCTCGAAAACACGGCTACGAATCCGCTGCAAGCGCAAGTACAAGCGCAAATCCAACAGTATCAAAACTCCCTAGCCCAGCAGTATGGCAGCAACCTAAAGCAGAAGAACTCCTACTACGAGGCCATGCACAACAAATGAAAATCCTGACGATTGATTTTGAGTCTTTTTATTCTCGGGAGTTTTCATTAACGAAAGTTACCACGGAGGAATACATTCGTAGCCCCCAGTTTGAGGTTATCGGTGCTGCGGTACAGGTAGACGATGGTGAGCCCCAGTGGTTCAGTGGCGATGCTGAAGCCATGCACCAGTTCCTCAGTCAGTTTGATTGGGCGAACTCTTTGGCCCTCGCGCACAACGCCCCGTTCGACGGTGCAATTTTGAACTGGGTATTCGGACTCAGGCCCAAAGGCTGGCTTGATACATTGTCCATGGGTAGGGCGCTACACGGTACTGAAGTAGGCGGAAGTTTAAAAGTCTTGGCTCAACATTACGGTCTTGGCGAGAAAGGCACAGAGGTCGAGAACGCCTTGGGTCTGCACCGCACCGACTTCAGCCCCGAGCAGTTAGCACGGTACGGTGAGTATTGCAAGAATGACGTTGCCCTTACGTGGGATTTGTTTGGGCAAATGAGCAAGGGCTTCCCAAAGATTGAACTGCGCCTGATCGACTTGACCGTGCGTATGTTCACCGAGCCAGTATTGCAGTTGGACAAGGGGATGTTAGACCTGCATCTTGAGTTAGAGAGGATGCGCAAAACAGAGATATTGAGCAACTTCGACAAAGACACCTTGATGAGTAACCCTAAGTTTGCCGACTTACTCCGCGATCTAAATGTTGTGCCGCCGATGAAGAAGAGCCCTACCAACGGCAAGCAGACTTACGCATTCTCTAAGACGGATGAAGCGTTCAAAGCCCTACTGGAGCATGAGAATGCAAATGTGCAAGTATTGGTTGCGGCACGGTTGGGAACTAAGTCAACCATTGAAGAGACGAGGACTGAGAGGTTCATTGGGATTGCTTCACGAGGCCCAATGCCTGTACCCCTACGCTACTACGCCGCACACACTGGACGCTGGGGCGGTGACGACAAGATTAACTTGCAGAACTTGCAACGCACATCTCCGCTGAAGAAGTCTATCGAAGCACCGGACGGCTACATGATGATTGACTCGGACTCATCACAGATTGAAGCGCGTACGCTGGCATGGCTTGCAGAACAGAATGATCTGGTAGACGCATTTGATCGGGGCGAGGACGTTTACAAAATCATGGCATCGGCTATCTATGGCAAGGACGTATTGCAGATTACAAAGGACGAGAGATTCGTAGGTAAGACAACAATTTTAGGTTGCATTGGTGCTGGGTCTATGGTACTATGTGGCTCAGGATGGAAGCCTATCGAACAGGTAACCTCGGAAGACAAACTTTGGGATGGGGAGGAATGGGTATGCCATCAAGGATTAGTGCCGAAAGGCGAGAAAGAAACGCTGAGTCTCTTAGGGCTCTGGTTGACGCCAGATCACAAAGTATTGTGCGGGACGCAATGGTTGGAAGCGCAATCAGTGGTAGCCGACGCAAATACCCTTTGCCAAGCATTGGGTACAGGAGCGGAAAACTTACCGTTACAGGCTATCTCGCCGGGGAAAGACGGGGGGTACGCGCACTCATTGTCCAATGCGATTGCGGACTACCAGAGTACACCGTTGACCATCAAAACTTTAAGAACTTTAAAAGTACAAGATGCGATATTTGCGCTAAAAAATCGGCTGCAAAAACTCGCAAGCTATATTGGGGTTACGCCGAGGTACTGCCTAACGACGAACATAGGGAACGCTTACTCAATCGGTTGTCCTCCGCGATTGGTCGGTGCCACACTGCAACTAACAGAGCATATTTGCACTACGGGGGGCGCGGTATATCAGTACACAAGCAATGGCGGGAGAACCGAGCCTCGTTTCTTCAGTATGCACAAACGCTTAAGGGGTGGGATGTTCCAAGTTTTGAAATGGATAGGATTGATGTTAACGGAAATTATGAGCCCGACAACATCCAATTTGTATCCCGGAGCGCCAACCTTAAAAACAAACGAAAAGTTGCAACCCTTGAGTCGGAAATTGCAAACTTACGATCTCGCTTACGCAGGGCCGAAAAATCGTTACACGGTCTTAACAGCACAGGGGCCGATGATTGTCCATAACTGCGGCTACGGTATGGGCGCAGCAAAGTTTCAGGCACAACTTAAGAACTTTAATGTGGGGATTGAACTTGACGAGGCCAAGCGCATCATCGACACGTACCGCGCAACGTACCCGAAGATTGTTGAACTCTGGAAGTCTGCCGCGTCAGCACTCAAGGCCATACTCCAGAACCAGCAGACAACGTTGGGCCGGGGCGATGTCTTAAAGATTGAAGGTAGCGGCGGTGTTTTGCTCCCCAATGGTTTGTACCTGCGTTACCCCAACTTGCGTAAGCTCCAAGACGATGACGGTGAAATTGAGCTTGTGTACGACACGAAGAAGGGTAAGGCAGTCATTCCGACACGCATCTACGGTGGCAAAGTCATTGAGAACGTGTGTCAAGCCTTGGCTCGGATTGTGATCGGTGAGCAGATGCTTATGGTTGCCAAGAAATACAGAGTGGTCA